CGACACGTCTATAACTACTGAAATGGCCATTGATCCCAATGCTGCGGGAATTTCGAAGAAGATCTTGAACAATTTTTACAGGATTGTGTTGGAAATCGATGGAAATTTTTCCATACGCATGAATTGTTTGATGTTGAAGGGTCGTGTTGGAATTACTGCAGCTCACCTGAAACCTTATTTGGATAAGTCAACCCGCGTGAAAATATATAACCATAATAAGAAAGATGGTCATGTTTTTAATACGGAGGACATTGAAATGGTTCAGGTTGAAAACGTGAAGAATGAGAAGAAGGATCAGTTGTTGTTGGTATTCCCAAAAACACTGCATGATCATCCGAACGTTTTGGCCTCTGTGGCCTCTGGATTGACGATGTCTCAATTTAGGACCATACGAGGTTGCCTGATTACCATCAATGATGTTTGTCCAGTGATGAGGTTTGGAGAAGTTGAAGCTTTTGATACGACTTATTCTTCAAGGGAGTATGATGATTCGTTGGGAAATGCATATGCGATTCGTCAACGATATGAGTACAAAACCCTTGAGACAACCAAAGGAGACTGTGGTTCCGTGCTGATTGGAATTTCGCCCAATTTTTCTGAGAAGATTCTTGGAATACATGTGGCGGGTGGTGTTGGCATTGGTGTCTCTTCTCCGTTAAACAAGATCGATATTCTTAAAGCTCTTTCGAAAGTGTCACTGGATGCACATGTCGATTTCAACTTGGATGAGATTGTTGTGAAGGAAGTGGACCGTCATGAAGTGAATATGCCTGAAGGAAATTTTATTCCGGTTGGCACGATTGCGAAACCTGTGATGGGTCCATCGAAAACGAAGTTGAGAAAGAGCAAGATTTTTGGACAAGTTATGGAACCCATAACCAAACCCTCTGCCTTGAAACCTGTGAAGGTCGATGGAAAGCTGGTTGATCCAATGATGGAAGGATTGAAGAAGGCTGGAAGTATTCCACCAGTTCCTGACAAGATAAAATTGGAACGGGCAATCAACTCGTACAAGAATTTGGTACTCTGCAAGGTGAAGCCTCAACACAGACGTCTGTTGACGTATGAAGAAGCTGTGGCTGGAGTTGAAGGGGAAGAGTTTTTACGACCAGTTCGGCGTATGACATCACCGGGCTTTCCTTGGGTCCAAAATAATCCTGGCGTTGGAAAACACCATTGGCTTGGGACTGATGAAAATTATAAAC